TCTGCTGTTATTTCCCCGAAAACCGCTGTAATGACCCAAAGCGGGCCTTGTTTGGGCCAACCTGCACAGCCTTTAGACTAATGAATACCGAACCTAAACAGACCTTACGGGGGCTAGCGCAACCACGCTTGCATAACGTTTTGTTATCAGGGCCTACTAGGGGCGGTGAGGTTGCAGAGCTTGCCGAGCGTATCGGCTTGCCGCTTTTACCGTGGCAGCGCTTTGTTTTGGACGATATGCTCACAATAGATAAAAATAAAATGTTTATCCGTAAATCAAACCTTGCGATTACGTCTAGGCAAAACGGTAAGACTCATTTAGCGCGTATGCGTATTTTAGCAGGCTTGTTTTTGTTTAATGAGCGTAACCACATAGTAATAAGCTCTGCTAGGTCTATGGCCCTTACTACTTTTAGAGAGGTAGCCAACGCTATAGAGGACAGCCCCGAGTTAAAAAAAGACCTTAAAAAAATACTTTACACTAATGGTAATGAGGCTATAATCTTAAAAAACGGGGCTAGGTTAGATGTTAGAGCTGCTACCCGCGATAGCGCGCGCGGTGCTAGCGCTGACTTTTTATTTATAGATGAGCTTAGAGAAATAGACTCTGAGGCCTTTGCAGCTGCTCTGCCTGTAACCCGAGCTAGGCCCAATAGTCAGAGCCTATTTTGTAGCAACGCCGGAGACGGTTTTTCCGAAACCTTGAACGAATTACGCACGCGCTGCCAGAGCAACCCGCCGCCGTCTTTAGGTTATTACGAATATAGCGCCCCGGCATTTTGCGCCCTAGATGACCGTAAAGCGTGGGCAGCTGCTAACCCGGCGTTAGGCATACTAATAACGGAAGAGGCTTTGCAAGAGGCGTTAGCGGTGCAGACTACAGAACAATTTAGGACAGAAAGCCTTAGTCAATGGATAGACAGCCTACAAAGCCCGTGGCCGTTTGGCTCTATTGAAGATAGCAGCGATATAAACCTAAAGATGAGCCCCGGGCCGCTTACCGTTTTTGCTTTTGACGTTAGCCCTAGCCGCCGAGATGCCAGCCTAGTTATGGGCCAGCTGTTACCTAATGGCAAGATAGGCGTAGCAGTATTAGAAACGTACAGCTCACAGGTAGCAGTAGATGAGGTTTTAGTAGCAGCTTCTATTAAAAAATGGGCTGACCTGTATTACCCGCGTTTAGTCTGCTACGACAAATACACTACTGCCAGTATCGCTCAAAGGCTACAAAATGCAGGGGTACAGACCCGGGATATATCGGGGCAGACCTTTTACACCGCCTGTAGCGATATGTACGACGCTTTAGTAAATGACCGCCTAAGACATAGCGGGCAAGATGCGCTAATACAACAAATGGCTAACTGCGCAGCTAAACAGACCCCGGACGCTTGGCGTATCGTGCGCCGTAAGTCTGCCGGGCCTGTAGATATACCTATTGGACTTGCTATGGTAATACACATATTGGCGCAACCTGTAGCAGAGGCAAAGGTATACGCCTAGACACGCCCAAACCCAAACTGTAAACCTATACTTGACTTTTAGGCAATAATGCCCCTATGGGATTACTACAAACTATAGGCCTGCGTAAAAAAGACGTAGAGGCGCAATTATCGCCGCCTATTATGGCCCAAACTTACGGCGCGGGTGTTTATACGTTTGGCGGTTTATACAATACAAGCGGCGTACCGTTTATAGATAGAAACATAGCGCTACAAGTACCAGCGGTAAGTAGATGCCGTAACTTAATCTGTGGAGTAATTGCAAGTATAGATTTAGAGTTAATACAAAAAAGTACAGGCCGTAAATTACAGACACCTGTTTGGTTAGACCAACCGGACATAAGACAGCCACGCAGCGTTACCATAAGTTACACCGTGGACAGTTTATTGATGTACGGGGTGGCGTATTGGCGTGTAACGTCTTTGTATGAAGATGACGGCAGACCTAGCGGCTTTGAGTGGGTAGCTAATACACGCGTTACAGTAACTACAGATAATTACGGTGATGAAGTTGATTACTACTCAATAAATGGCATACGCGTACCGGATAGCGGCGTAGGCTCTTTAGTAACTTTTCAAAGTTTGCTACCCGGCGTATTAGAAACAGGCGGGCGCACAATACAAGCTGCGTTAGACATACAAAAAGCGGCAAGCGTTGCAGCTGCTACACCTATGGCAACAGGTTTTATTAAAAATAGTGGGGCAGATTTACCAGAGGCACAAATACAAGGGCTGTTAGCTAGTTGGAAGGCAGCGCGTGCATCACGCAGTACAGCTTATTTAACTAGCACGTTAGATTATCAAACTGTCGGTTATTCACCTAAAGAAATGATGTATAACGAGGCATCACAGTATTTAGCTACAGAGATAGCCCGTTTAATGAACGTACCGGCATATTACATAAGCGCGGATATGAATAACTCAATGACTTACCAAAATATCATAGACGGGCGCAAAGAGTTTGTAGCTTATTCATTACAGCCGTTTATTAGCGCTATTGAAAACAGGCTTAGTATGGACGATGTAACAAGGCGCGGTAATCAGGTGCGTTTTGCGTTAGATGAAACATTTTTACGCGCTGATACTTTGGCGCGTTTGGAAGCTATAGAAAAAATGCTAAATCTAGGTTTAATTGATTTAGAGCAGGCGCAAAGTATGGAAGAACTAAGCCCAACCGGACTAACAGAGAGGCCTACAAATGCTATTAACATTTAGTGGCAACATAGAGGCAGTAGATAACGGTGAGCGCCGTACTATTGCTGGCAAAATTGCACCTTATGGAGAAGTAGGCAACACAAGCGCCGGGCGCGTAGTGTTTGCAGAAAACTCTATAACCGTGCCAGAGGTATCTAAAGTTAAACTATTGATGTCGCACGATAACTCTAAACCTGTAGGGCGTATGCAAAGTATTACCAGCAATAAGACCGGGTTATATGCCAGCTTTAAAGTAAGTGCTAGCACCCGTGGTACTGACGCAATTTTGCTTGCACAAGAACAGTTAATGGACGGCCTTAGTGTAGGTGTAGAGGTAGAGGACTCACGCCCAGAAAAAGATTATCTGCTAGTTACGGCTGCTACCTTAAAAGAGGTATCTCTAGTAGAAAGCGCTGCATTTCCAAGCGCTGCCGTGTTAAAAATTGCTGCACAAGAAAACGCAGTAGATGAAAACCAACCAACAGAAACGAAAGGTGAAACCGTGGACAAAACCCCGGACGAAGTAGCATCAGAGGCAACATTTTTGCCAGACGGTGCAACAGTAACGCTAAAAAGCGTTAGCTATGAAAAAGATGATGCCGAGGGTGAAACTACACCTGTAGAAGCCGCGCGCAGAATTATTAAGCCAAGTGCATTAAACTCACAGAGAGTACGCACACCTATTGTAAATATGGCAACATACACAGAGCATAAAATTAAGGCTGCTCTAGGTAATGACCAGAGCAAGCTCTATGTAACAGCGGCAGATGATAGTTTTACTACTAACCCTGCATTTAAGCCAGAGCAGTATTTATCAGAGTTTGTAACTAACACCCGTTTTGTAAGAAGCGCGGTAGAGGCTTGCAGCCGTGGCGTTTTGCCTGCTAGCGGTATGACCATAAACGTACCCTCATTAGTAACCTCAGACGGCGGCGGTACAGGTGTAGCACCTGTAGTAACCGTGGAAGCCGAGGCCGGAGCTGTACAGAATACAGGTATGGAAACAGCTTATTTAACTGCCAACGTATCTAAGTACAGCGGTATGAACACTATTAGCGTAGAGCTATTAGAGCGCTCAGACCCTAATTTCTTTGCAGAATTAACAGCGCAACTACAAAACGCTTACTTAACTGCAACAGATACGGCAGTAGTAGCAGCTCTAACAGCCGGTGGACAGCAAGCTAACCCACAAGCTGCAACAAGTGCTGGCATTATTGCTTATACAGCTGAACAAACCGCTGCTGCTTATAAAGGTACTGGCTACTTTGCACAAAATTATCTAGCTAACGCCTCTCAATGGTCTTTGCTAATGGGTGCAACTGATAACACAGGCCGCCCAATTTATAACGCTATACAGCCAATGAACGCAGGCGGCGACGTTAGACCAACCTCAATTAGAGGTAACGTATTAGGTCTAGACCTATACGTAGATAAAAATATGGTATCTGGCGTTATTGATGAGTCAGCGTTTATTATCGTGCCAGAGGCAGTAACCGTTTATGAAAGCCCACAGGCTTATATGAGCGTAAACGTCGTATCAAATCTACAGGTACAAGTAGCTATCTATGGCTTTATGGCCACGCTAGTTAAAATGCCTGCAGGTATCCGTCGTTTTAACTTAACATAATAAATAACTAATAGTCTGGTAGGGCCTTAGCCCTTTGGCTCTACCAGACCTACAAAGAAAGGTACAAATATGCCGGCTACTTACGTTACAGCTGCTACGTTAAAAGCATCTTTAGGCGTTGGCACTTTGTACGACTCTTATACTTGGATAGAGGACACCTGCCAAGCTGCCCAAGATTTAATTAACGGGTTTTTATGGTTTGACTCTGCCCCGGTAGTGGGAACTGCATTAGTGAACAATGTAGCTACCGTGATGATAGCCAACCCCGGCCTGTTCACTACTGGTCAATCCGTTACTGTAGCCGGGGCTGGCGCTACTTTTAACGGCACTTATACAATTACTGGCACAGTACCGTTTAGCGCAGGTACTACTAATTTATTGCCAGCGTTTAATTTTCAGCTTAACTATTACCAATACCCACAGGGTTACAGTTTTATACAATATGCAAAAACGGCAGCTGACCAAAACTTTAGGCGCGTAGTACCTAGCGGCACTATGACGGGTGATGATACAAAAACGGCTACTTACGCTAATACACCTGCTATAAACGCAGCTGCACTTATGTTAGCTGAGAATATCTGGACTAGCCGTTTCAGCACACAAAACGGCGGCGTAAGCGTAGACGGTTACAGCCCTAGCCCTTTTAAGATGTCTAATACTTTAATGGCATCTATACGCGGTTTGTTAGCACCGTATTTATCGCCTAGCGCTATGGTGGGATAATGCCAGCCGCCATAACTACACTACGCAGCACTATAGCCGCTGCCTTAGCTAATAACGCTGTTTGGAGTACCTTTAGCTACCCGCCAAGTACCATAGTTGCTAACAGCGTAGTAGTGGCCCCGGCAGACCCGTACCTTACGCCAAGCAATAATTCACAAGCTGGCATATCACCGCTAGCTAATTTTAAAATTATTATGACCGTGCCAATGTTTTCTAATGAGGGCAACCTACAAGGCATAGAGGACACAATAGTAGCCGTGTTTAATAAATTGGCTGCTAGCTCTATTGTATTTAACGTTACCGCTGTAACTGCACCTAGCGTTTTAACCTTACCTAGCGGCGACTTACTAACAAGTGATTTACAAATATCCGTACTAACGAGCTGGAGCTAAAATGGCACTAACAGACGAAGATAAAGCGTTTCTAATCAAGATAGGGCAAGAATTGCCTAAAGAGGTTAAAGAAACAAAGAAAAAAGAAACACCCGTAGAAAAACCAACACAAGAAACAGAGGTATAACAAATGGCAATTTTCCTATCTAATGGCGTAGTAGTTACGCTTAATAGCGTGGACTTATCAGACCACGTTACTAGCGCAACTATTAACCGTAGCTTTGATGAGCTGGAAGTAACAGCTATGGGCGATACCGCGCATAAGTTTGTTAAAGGCTTGGAAGCTAGCACTATTACTATTGATTTTTTAAACGATACTGCTACAAGTGAGGTACTACAAACCCTACAAGCCGCGTGGGGCACTACTGTACCGCTAACGCTAAAGCAAACTAGCGCCGCCGTATCGGCAGCTAACCCAGAATATCAAACCACAGTATTAGTTAATAACACTACAGATATTAACGGCGCTGTTGGGGATATTTCTACACAGAGCATTACATTTACTTGTAACTCAGCTATCGTAGTAGACGTAACACCATAACCAACTAGACAAAGGGGCAAACAATGGCAAAACTTAAAATAACAAGGGCAGACGGAAGCGTAACCGAGCATAAGATTACGCCCCGTATTGAGTATGCCTTTGAGCTGTATGCAAAAAAAGGTTTTCATAAAGCCTTTAGAGATGATGAAAAACAAAGTGATGTTTACTGGCTTGCTTGGGAGTGTTTACGCACTAGCGGGGAAGTAGTAAAAAGTTTTGGGGCAGATTTTCTAGAAACCTTAGCTAAAGTTGAGGTACTAGATGATGACCCCCTGGAATAGTTGGGCGCGGTAGTTTTGGTTATCTTATTGCACAAATTGCAGTAGAAACCGGAATACCGCCCCAATACTTGCTAGATTTAGATAATGTGATGTTTAAGAATATATTAAAGGTTTTATCAGACAAAGCTAAGGCGGTGCAAGATGCCAACAGAGTTAAGAGGCGCTATTGAAGCGCGCAAGGCATTACGCAAGTTTACGCCGGATTTATCTAAAGAATTGCAAAAAGAAATGGCAGCGCTATTAAAACCTATAGTTACAGTTGCCCGCGGTTTTATACCTGCTACTGTTTTAAGCGGGTGGAGCAAGGCAGAGGCTAGCGATACTGCAAAATATAGACAGTTTCCTAGATTTGATGCAGCTGCCGCTAGGAGAGGCATAGGTTATAGGACAGCGCCTAGTAAAGTTAATAGAAACGGTTTCAGAGCTTTAGCCCGTATAGCTAACGTTAGCGCTGCAGGTACTATTTATGAAACTGCCGGGCGCTTAAATCCACAGGGCAGAC